TTGTTACCAGGTACTGTCATAGCCCTTCGTATACCATCATCTCCACTAATAACTGTATCTGAGGGATCTCTGTCCACATAAAAAAGAAGAGCTCCTGAGACTGAAGTTGGGCAACTATTTCTGTACTCAAAGTCCATTTGTTCGATGATATATTTTTCATAAAGAGCGTTAAAAGTGCGTAAACGCGAATTAGGAAAGTTGGAAGGATAAACTTCAAAACTGTAAATGATGTCGCCCGAGTTGTAGCCAGTTGACCCACTCGATAAACTGACCAAAAAGTCAGAACCATTACACACAGAACTATCATTTCCGCGTGTTGTTGTTTTAAAGCGGCTGGCGCCAATCGGACTAAAAGTAGCAACAGGAGCTGAGCGAATGCGAGCAGCGTTTCCACTGCGTGCTCTACCACTCTTTGCTCTAACTGCCGCAACCTTACCAACATCACGTTTTATTTCCTTCTTAAGGGATTTCTCGACCTTTTTAACAGCTTGTGCGACTTTCGCACCTTTCTTATTTCTACGTCTTCTTGACATTCCTTGAGCACCAACCAATAAAGCAGCAAGAGATCTTTTAAATCCTTTGCCGATATTTTGGGAGAAAAACTTCTCGTCTGCCTCTTTAAGGTCTTCGTCTAAAGCGTAACTCGCGTCGTGTTCTAAGCACGTCTGATCAAACTCGTCAATAGCACTAACACTATTATCTACCACTGAATTTTGTCGTTTCCCAGCACTCCAACCGGGTCCACAATAATTACCGTGATAGGCGTAAGACATAAATTTCCTATGCTGATAATTTCACATGATCTGGGTACTTTGATAATTAACTTTTACAGTGTCAGCGAATCGTTTTATTGAATCAAAATCTAAGGCTCCAGAGTCAGTCCATAAACTAGGTAAGCTCCATGGTTCGGGACACGAGGGTCGGGAAAAAATACCCCCCTCGTATCGACCATACCAGAGCGAACGTAATTCAAGTTCTGACAAATAATTTTCATCGAATGCTTTCTTCACATTGTCGTCATTTTTAAATTCTTCATAAAAGTCCTTGACAATGTGGTCTATTTTAACAAACTCTTCGTCATGAGTATAACTCATGATTCGAACCATACATAATCGTTGGAGTTGTAAATCTGGTTCTCTAAGCCCACGTGGTTTGTTCTTCTGGATTAAACCAGCCAAAATTTTTACAAAATTGGGACGTGGGACATAATATCCTTCCTTTACTACAGTTTTCATACCGAGAAAAGTCATGTCGGCTGATTGTAATTCACAATTTCCCTCATGTTCAATTTCAAAGTTTAACTCCTTAAAGAAGTCATATAAATAATCTAGGTTTTTCATACGGTCATAAAATTCTCTGTCTTTTAAATAATTTCCGTCATCGCCTTGTATCCAATCATGTGAATGTAGCATATACCATTTAAAGTTTTCTGCACTATCATCATTAGTAACATGAATAAAAGCTCCGAACAGAATCAAACGATGAAAATCGTTATTATCAGACAAAGTACGAAAATTACCACTATTTTCTCCTTCTACTTTATAAAGAACATCACCTGAGGGGCAAATATTGTAGCTTGCGGAAGCTTCAGTGTTTAAACGATGGCGTATCATTCTATCATACTCTGTTTCTTGATATAAAATTG